CGAGCCACTAAAAGTTGTTTGTGCTTCTTGCGCTGCGACTCCTGCCACTCCCAATTCTTGTTGAACAAGGTCAATAGCTTCTACGATATCCGCAAAGTTGTTGATATCAAACTTCTTACCCATCGCCTTTTCAAGTTTGCTGGCGTCATTAAGGAGCCGTTGCATTTCCTGCTTAGTACCACCATACCCAAGTTTAAGGTTATCTAACATTGTATAGTTCTGCTTAGCGAAGCCTTGGAACGTTTGCTGGATTGAACCGATATCTGTACCCATTTTAGCTGAGTTGTCGGCCATAGCCATGATAGCCTTGTCTGCCATTTGTGCAGCCTTTACGGCATCACCTCCGAGCGCCTGCTTCAAGCTGGCACCGAATGAAACAGCTTGCTCTGCGTATGTATTTGCAGAGATACCAGCAGCAGCCGCAGCGGTCGCATATTGCTTCACAGAGTCAGCAGCGGTCGTATAGAGTGTTTCGACACCACCAAAGGATTGTTGGAGCTTTGCCCCTTCGTCCAAAGCCGTAGAAAAAACACTCTTCAAAGCATTCCCAAGGGATTGGACCCCTGCAATCAGAGCACCGCTGACAATGTTAGCGCCTAAAACCGATTTAAAGACAGAGCCTACTCGCTCTCCGCTTTCAGCTAATCCACCCATCATGCTTTTTAAACGTTCGACGCCTGACTGTGCCTTATTGCCATCCATATCAACCTGGATGACAACTTTCCCATCTGCCATTGTATACCTCCTTTCTATTCGTAATAATCATATTCGTCGTCTTCCAGTTCGTCGTCATCGTCGTCTGGTAGACGGTATTCTTTTTGTAATTCTCGCATCTTCTCGATGTATTCCTGAGTGTCGCCTTTTTGTGGTTCGTAAGAGCGAATCTTCACGACTTCTACAAATTTGGTTCCTTCAGGCAAACCGACAAGCAATGCGTTGAATTTTTTCCAGTGCAACTTTCCAATCTCTTCAATTAAGTCGATTTTGTAGGCTTGCATGAAAGAAGCAAAGATATAAGCTCCGTCATGCTTCACGTTGTAGAGTCTTTTCTGTGGTGTTTCTGACGTCGTCGAGGACTTTATGACATTACCTGCCAGGTCGTACTCAACGTCGTCTTCTCTTTTGCCGTTTTGTATGTGTTCTTCAAAGATTGCCAATATCACTTCCATGGCTTCGTTCACGGTCAAAAAATCAAAAGAAACACCTGTCAAGATCCTTAACGCAAAGAAAGGTCGCATAATGTCCGAAACTTCGTCGTCTTTCCACAATTCAAAGACTTTCAAAACTCTATCGAACGATAAGAGCAGAGGGAAAGTCTGTTCTTTGCCTTCAATTTCTAGAACAAGCTCATCAACTAGCTTTCTAGAAATATCTAACATGGCATCACGCTAGATACTTCTTGAATGCATCTTCTGAGTTGCGCTCTTGATAATCTTTGATAATTCCATGGATTGTCTGGATCAGATAGTTAAATGCGACTGTCGAATCTTCTTCTGCGAATTTGAATACTTTTTCAAACTCTTCAGCGCCAAAAAGACGAGTCCACCCGTCCTCAACGATTTCTCTGCCCTTCTTAACGATTGCCTCGTCAGAAAGTTTCTCCATTTTTTTCCATTCTTTCTTCAAATTATCAAGAAATGAGTCAAGTTCTTTGACACCCTTATCGTTTGCTAAATATTCCAGTTGGAACTCTCCAAAATCAATAGGGATGATGTTACTAGCTTTTTTAATGACTACCATGTTTTAATGCTCCTTTTCAAAAATAAAAAGGCGTGATAATTCACGCCTTAGATTATCCTGGTACTACTGTTGATTTCTTAGGCTTACGAGTCCATACGACCTTAAACTTAATACTTTCATTTTCAGAGGCTTCTCCGTCGCCGATTTCGATACCAGAAAGACGAGCTGGTCCCTCGTATTGAGTTTTTCCACTCGCGTCAACTTCCTTGTACCAAACCAAAAGCTCGTCACCGACTGCATCTTCTTTGTCAGCAATAAAGTTCTGAGCCTTGTCGTCTGTATCACGGACACCCTCAAAAGAACGGCCTCGTGTCTTACTGATCACTTGTTCTTCAGGTGTTCCGTCACCAGCAAAGTCTGTGAAGTCGTCTGTCTTCTCATCGTTCTCTGGTGATGATGACTTGAAGCCTTTAGCAATCCATAGATACTCCGCTGCAGTCGGTGGAGTATCTGGAGTTGTTTCTTTGTAAGGCGCAATATAATGTTTACGTTTTACGTTTTTATTTTTTGCCATTAGTTATTCATTCCTTTCAATTTCAAGGCTGGCAGTTACGTCCAGCAAGTAAATGTAAAAGCCTTGCTCGTCTAAATCATTCAAGTAAGGCTTGTCGACTTTCAGACCTAAGAACTCGTAAGAGCCATTCTTACTTGGCAATTCTAGGTCCATTTTTGATAAGGCAGCGTTAATCTGCCACAATGTATTATTGTTTAATTCCTGATCTCGTGACTTGATAGCAATTTCAAAGGGCAAGCTGACTGTTTGAGTTCCAGCCATATCCTCGTCTACAACCTCTCCACCAGGGAGAGGAAAGACGACCAATCCCTCTTTCTCGGTTAAATAACCAAGTTTAGACGGGATTTTGTCTTGAATACCCTCGATATGCTCAAGCAAGACATCTGAAAAGTCATTGTTTTGGTTCATTTCAATCCCATCGCTTTCAATCCGACATCGCCCCACTTCTTAGAGTGTAAGGCAGCGGCTTTTTTATCCCACCTTGGACCAGTTCCAGGCGTTGGCCGTTGGCTCAGTAACTTCTCCTTATTAGCAAAAAAGAACTTCCTTTGTTTCTCAGAAAAGAACCCTTTCCGCTTCTTGCCCCAGTATAGCAATCTAGCGTAAGGCGTCACATACACTACCGAATCCTGTCTGACATGGGCACTAGCTCTTAAAATTCCCTTTCTTTTTGGGACGTATGGATCCATGTCTAGTAGCATTTGGTTAGCAATGGCCAACTTACCCTTGGCAAAGTTCTCAGGCGATACCTTCTTCTTAACGCCGTTCAGGTCAATCTTGACACTTACACCACCACCCACTAAATCACCTCGATTTCATAAGCTAAAAGCCTACTTGTCAACGGATGATACTGAGGGATGATGTTCTTAACAATGTAGCTGACTCCGTCCTCTTCGACAATGCCACCGATGTAGCTCTTATCGAGCGACACAGAGCAGTATTTGTGATACACAATCACGGTTGAGGAATTGTACTCACTACGATGATTGCCTGAGCCAGAATGAGAGTAGGACCTGTCGAATTTACAAGGAGATAATAAAAGGGGGTCAGAATAGGTTTCTTTCCCCCACTTATCCTCTCCGATTGACTTCTTGATAGTCACAGAATCAGGTAGCATTCTCTTATCTATCATAATCAACCCTCGCAAAGCCAAATCCAGCCATTCGAAGCCAGTTCTCCGTGTCCTTGGATAAATTATATCGTTCAGCTACTGAAAGCGAGCCCGAGCCGTTCTGTGAGCCTGTGCGATAGCTTACCGACGTCCGTCCGACTGACATACTAGCAATAGACTGTTTGTCCTCTGCTGTCATGACTCCTGAACTATCTAAATAAGCTATCTGATAAGCCATAGCGAGCTTGACCGCTCTTTTTCGTGCTTCATTGTCGCTTTCAAAGCTATTCAAGAAATAGAAATCTCTTGTAAAAGCATCAATAGCGAGCTTGGCACGCTTTAAGAGTTTGTAAAAGTCGCCCTCGCACTCAAAACCGAGTTCAGTGAACTCTTCTTTAGTTAAGTAAGACATCTATTCACCTCCTTACAAGGCGAATGTCTCCGCCTCAAATAGATCTTGCTTAGGCTCTTCAACGAGTTCAAGGCAATCTTCACCAACAACCTCATTAAAGAGGCCATTGATTCGATTAGCTTCGTCTTGATCTAACTCGTATTCTTGCCCTTTGTCAAAATGACGGTCAGACTTAGCTAGATAAGCGTTCAATTTTGCTTTAAACTTGGCCATTTAGCACCTCCAAAAGTTCATCTTTGGTCTTGTTTGAATAGCCCTCAAACCCTCGCTCTTTAGCAAGAGCTTTCAGCTCAACCAAAGTGAGATCTGCGAGTTGATGAGTAGCAAGTAGTTCTTCAAGCTCTGCCTCGTCAACCACTTCTTCAAAGCCGTCAGCGACTAATTGCGCTTCGAGCAAGCTCCCTTCTTGGACTGTGTAGACCTGGTTCAATTTTTCATACTTCTTCATGGATTACCCTCCCTTATTAGGCTTTGTGAGAAACGTAGACACCGTCTTTCTTAGTCTCTAGGACGAAGAGGTCATGATACAAACGGTTTTGGTATAAGTATCCGTCGCCTTCTGTATGTTGACCAGGTGCGAAAAGATAGATAGAGTTAAATTTAGCTTTTGCAATTACTGCAGGTTTAGCAACGATCAAGAAGTTGATGTCTTTACCGTCTGCTGCCTTAACAAATCCAGTAGTGAAATCAAATTTAGTCTTGAAGCGTGCATCGTCCCAAACTTCGATAAGCTGAACTCCATCAAGTGAAGTGACACGAGTGTCGATGCCTTGAGGTGATGTAGTAGCGATAGAGCGTGTGAACTCTTTAGAACGTTCCAAGAAGTCCATCACTTCGCTAGAAACATAAACAACGATGTTCTGAGCGCCATATTTACGAACTGGTAAAAGGGCAGCTTTCAAGCGTGAGTAGATATTCACTTCTGACAAGTCAGCTTCAGCCTTGAAGTGAGTGTTCGTGATAGCTTCTGTTGCAAGTTTAGAGAAGCGGTAAGCGTCAACTTCTGGAGTTGCGTGTTCAGTAATGAATGTGTTAGATACGTTAGCAGCTGAAAGTTCTTGGTTTGTTTCGTCAACATCCGCAGAGTCTACGAAAAACTCGACGTCACGGTCGAAACCGAGCGTGTAGACTTTCTTGTCGTTTGAAACTGTACCAGCGTTGTAGCCTT